CTTTCATCCATTTTTTTATTTATTTCATTATTTGCTTTGCTTTTAATGGTGTGAAATAAACAATAACCAAATATTGCAAATGTTACTGTAGAAAAATTAGGAGCTTGTTCCATCAATTTTACAATTTGGATTATTTCATTCATTTCTTTTTCCTCCAATGTTTACCGCCTCTAATAATTACCGCACAATAAAATAGCTTGGCTTTCCAAACCTCTAAATTACTGTTGCGTAAACCGCTATAAAAAGCCATGTCAGCGTCTCTTCTAAACATATCAAAAGTTCTTAGCTCTGAGTATAAGAAGTCATGAGCAATAGCATTTTCAACACCAACATCAAAGTTGCTAAAGAAGGGTTTAAAAATAAACGGAATTGTAAAGCCATTAGATTCAAAGCCTGTAGGAATTATATAAAGCTCAGGAAGTCTTTGACCAGCAAAATTAATATAAAATCTTAAATCTTTTTTAAGAACGATTTTATCTTTTTTATCTTTTTTTGGCGTATAAACTGGCTCGTCTATAAATTCAAATCCTGATTTCATATTATTCAAATTTAATTGCTTCAACTTCCTCAACACTTTTACAAGCATTGATTTGGATTTCTTTTATTTTAAGAAGTTTATTGTTATTAATTTCTCTATTTTGGATATGATCGGCTATAGAAAATGCAACAGGAAAAATATTAACTACGCCAGCTTGTTCTTTACCATCTTTAACGATTGTTGTAGAATATGGAACAATTTTTTGTTTTATGCAATTGTCATAAATTGTTTTTTCGCTTGCGTAATCAGTGCCAGTTTTTTTAGCAAGATTAATGCAACTCACATAGTCCATATTGCATTTACTAAGAACACTCTCAGGAGTTAAATTGCTATTAGGAATTGAGTCTACATGCCAGTAAAACTTAACATCTAGTCCAATTCTAGAGCCATCTATAATTTCGGGGGCTGTATGAGATGTATATTTCTCAGTTTTTTTAGATAAAATAAATGCTTCGAGTTGAGCAAGTTTTTCGTCTTTTGCTTTTTGGAGTAAATAAACTTTACCTTCATTAGCGTCGGTAATATCAACCCAATCATTGAAATAATCGCCCAAATTTTCATTGTCCGCGAATTCTTTTATTTGATTTCCTTTTTTTAAAATTTTCATATTAAAATTTATTTAATGTTGTTGTCAATCCAGCCGTTTAATTTTATTTCTAGCGTTCCCGTTGTAAGTGTATCGGTTGAAGGAGTTATTGCGTCAACTGATTTGTATTGAAATTGACCAGATGAATTTAAAGCAATAATAACATCAGGTTGAGTAATGTAAGAAATAATCGCTGAAGGTCTAGAAGTAATTGCTTGTTTTTCTTGCAAACTTACTAAATCTTTAAATTTAATACTTCTACCGTTTGATTCGCCAGTTGGCACATTAAAATTTAAATTTAAAATTGCTTCAATGTTATCTTTCAACGGCACATTTGAAGAAGTCAAATTTGTGTAAGTAGCACCCACAGTTCCGCTAAATTCAGTAATCGGCGAGGTTAATAAAGTTTTATTTCTATTTTGTTTAAAAGCAAGAATATTTCCACTTCCATCGGTTTTAATCATTCCTCGATAAGAACCTTTGTATCCAGCGGGAATGTTTGCACCTGTGATGCTTATGTCAAAACCAGCATCATTTATTGTGCCATTTGTTATAGCAAATAAATAGTATTTTGTAGAATTCGCTTTTGTTCCCGAAAATAACCCACCTTGATTTGTTCCTGCAACCCATGATGCATCAAGTCTTTTTACTAGAGTCGATGATAATAAAACTTGACCAGAACCATCATCAAGTGGGGCATTCCCTGCACTAAAATCAATATCGTTATTTGCATCGGTGGCATTATTAGCAATAGTGATTGGGTTGTTGAGATAAGCAACGCCTTGGTTGGTGGTGCTGGCTGGTCTAATATCTTGAACCAAAACAAAAGAAGTTCCATTATATCTAAACCTAGAATCTTTTGTTGTTAGAATATCGCCAGCTGTTAAATCAGTTGAGCCATCTTCTTTTTTAAGGTTTTTAAGACCAGCTCCATTTATATTTACAGTTGAAGCTCCAGAGTTAGCATTACCCGCACGAAATGTAATGGTCATTCCGTTAAAATAAGTGTTGGTAGCGTCAACGGGCGATTTAAAAGGAGAAACAGGGCTTAAAACATAAGTGTTAGCTGTTCCCGAATCGGTAAAGAATTGACCGCCACTTGAATAACGAGCAGAGGCAATTGATAGTTGAAATAAATCTGTAGTTGAGGGAGTTTGTCCGCTTGTGGTTGTCAAATTATCAACATCTGATAATTGATTCCATTCTGCACTTCCAACTGTGTTGCCATCAACTTTTGATGTATTAAAATCAGACATAAGAAATAAAAATAAAATTATAAAGCATTTGAATACCTAAAAAATAATTGAGCATTTGCAGGTTTTAATTTGTTAAATAAACAATTTAATATTGCTGGCTGTTGCTCTGTCAATGTAAAAGGAAAAGTTAAAGTAAATCCTTGTGGCTGTAAAGATGCTGGCAAAGTAATTACTATTGTAAAAGGTGCTGACGCTTCAGCAATTAACAAAAATGGTAATGTCAACGGAAATGTAGAAGTTGAAACTCCATTAGAAACTTCGATGTTATAACCCAAGATAGATGCAATAGTTTTAAATTGCTTTTCAGTTGTAGCATTAATTCCTGCCAATTTAAGTAATATATTTATTCTTCTTTGCTCTAATGTCGAAGCTACTGCAATGCATGAATCAGGAATGCCAACAAATGCTTCCCACTCTTCAATTAAAGTTGTTGTTTCTTCTGGATTATACTGATTAGCAACATCGTTAATTTGATTTCTAAAATTTAAAAACTCAACCGCAAGACCATTTAAGATTTTTCTTAAAGTAGAATTTTCTTTATTTTTTGCTTCGTGCAAGCGATCATCTCTTAAATATTGAGATAAAACATCGGCTTGTTGTGTTTGTGTTCTTTGTTCTAAAATCATGGATAAGTTATTGTCCCCAAAATAGCCAGTTGCGAATCGCTTACTGCTGTATCGCTAGATGGCGTTGATAATGTAAAAGTTGGCGAGTTGCCATCTTCATCAATAACACTATAGATTAAAGAATTTAACTCAGTTAAAGCAACATCTCCACCAACATTAATTGACGGGCTTTTAAAATAATCAGTTAAAGTTTGAGTGATTGCGGTTTTCATTGCTGTTGTGTTTGGCGATAATGTTGCAAAAATAATATTTATATTTACCGCAGTGGGGGCTGAAACAACTACATAATTATCAGGTGTATTTGCTGGTTTAATTCCATTATCGACATCGATTATTGCATTTTTAACAGCGTTAACTTGTGCCGAAGTTGGGATTATATTTAAATCATTATCACGAGTAAAATAAATTGTTACATATCCCGCTGACGGTGTAGCTGTTTGAATCCAAACTCTAGTTATGCCAGCAATTCTTTCTTTAATAAAAACTGGCAATCCTGAGGCAGTAAAAGGAGCGGTGAAATTTGAAGTTCTTTCTTTTAATCTAGCTCTTAATTGCTCATCAGTTTCAGCGTCCAAGCCAAGAGTTAAGCCGTCATAACTTAAAAAACAGCTATCGTCAACATCAAGAATCGGACTTATTAAAGTTAATTGTGAACCACCGCTTGAATTGCCAGCAACGCCATATTCTGTTGCTTTTATTGCGACATAGGCATTAGTAGAAGACGCTGTAATTGTTCCCGTTGCTGGGCTTGCGGGAGTTCCTGAAACGGTATAAGTAAATTGTGTATTTGAAATAACCGTTATTGTTGCGGTTATGTTATATTCAGCTTGTCCAGCACCTGCAATTGTTACTGAAAGTCCAGTTGCTAAATTATGGTTTGATAATGTAGTAGCCGTAGCGGTTGAACCGCTTCTTGTTAAGCTAAAAAGCCCTATAGTTTGTGCTGAAATTGTTCCTAAGGCTTGAGTTTCATATTGCGTGCCGTCGGCTTTTTGTATTTCTGTTCCTGTTGGAATTGATGTTGTAGCAACCCCAGTAAAAACCGCATAACCCTCCGCTTTAACTGGGTCTTTACGAGTAATGCCAAACCAAGAAGCCCAAAGCTCTAAATATATACCAGTTGCAGTTTGTGGGAATAGTTGTTTTATTAATTCTTTTATTAAATCATTATTTTCATCAAATCCAGCTGACATAGATTTAGTTAATCCCAAGGCAAATGAATTTCTAATATTTGGGTCAATATGTTTGGAGCTATCTAATTGTCCAGCATTTACGGCAAGAATAAGAGCGTTTGATATTCTTTCTTGAATTTGTGATATTGTTGGAAATTCAATTGCCATTTATAAATTTAAAAAAAGATTATAATATTTACTATTAACTTGTAATTTATTTATTAACTCAATTTCTATATTAACTTGAGTATTATTTTTTGTTGCCTCAACTTTAGTTTTAGAAATTATTCCGTCATCAATAAGCCATCTTAAACCATTATTTACTGCATTTTTAATCAAAGATAAATTTGAATCAGTTTGTTTAGCTTGCTCGGTATAAAACCACAACAAAGAGCCAATTTCATAACCAGCAATCAAATTAAATTGATTAGTAAAATGCCCCCTTCTTAAAGTTGGCTCGGATAATTGATTAGCTCTTTTTTCGCAAAAAACTGACATATAAATTGCGGTATCTAGACTATCTGTTTTGGCAATATCGCCATTTTCAATATCTAAATCCCAATAATTTTTATCTTGATTTAATTTAAAATCTATTGCCATTTTTTTAAAAAGTTTTATTATTTAATTTATAAAAATTTATAAAAATTAACAACCCTAAAAACTATGATTATAAAAGGCTACATAACCAAGACTGATGGCACATACGCTACAGTTGTTTCATATCAAAACGAAATTTTTGATGATGTTTTATTAATTTATCCTTATGGGTCGCAAAGCCATGTTAAGCCTAGCGAGTCAACCCTTGTATTATTATTTGGAGGGCTTGGAAGTAAAACGAATTTGTTTGGTATCCCTTACGATGTGTTAACGCAATCAACATTAGAGCAGGGCGATAGTGAAATAAAAAATAGAGTTTCTAATAATGGCTTTAAAGCTGGTAAAAGTAAAAACACTATAACAGGCGATACAGATTGTGATAAATCTTTTAATGCCGTCTCTTATAAAGTAAATAATATTAAGGTTGTTGGAAGTCAACAAGCAACGATTGCTAATCCTGCAGGTGGAATTCTAATAGACGCTGAATCTCGAGTCGCAATTACTAGCATAATTACCGCTTTAAAAGCTCACGGATTAATTGCTTAAGAAATTAAACCAGTTGCGAAACTATTGCCAAAGCTTTTAACTCCCGATGTGCTAAATGCACCTTTTTCAACAATATCTAAAGTTGTAAATGATCCTTGTAAGCTTTGCGAAAATTCTACGCCTTGAATTAAAAAAGTTCCTGTAATTTGAGCGGTATAATCGATTATATCAACTAACATATTTGGTTGCCAAATTGTTTTGTTGCTGGAATAGAACCCAACTACTTTACAACTATATCTTGAGCCTTTTGCACGCCTTAAATTAACATTCCATTCAGCTAAAGCCTTTAAAGATTTTGATTGTGAGGCTGTATCCATTGAAAGAATTTTGCGTCTAGTTTTTCTTATTTGTGAATCAGTTGCAGTTCCTTTTTGTGATATACTTGTTTTTGTGTGCGACTTATTATTGCCTTGCGAATAAACTTGAATAATATTAAATCTATCAACACTTGAAAGCGTTAATTGTGCTGACAAAATATTATTATCAGAAGTAAAATTATTAATTAACATATTTTTAACAACATTATCATCTTCTCTAATAATAGATAAATTTCCTTCTGGATTTATTTTTAATAAAACTTGCAGTTTTTTTGCATATCTATCTAAAAAATCAAAAATACTTTCATCGTTTTCTGTTTTAATTATTTCAGTTGGCTCTAGATTGAGTATCCCGACTTCATTAATTACTTTTACCGAAGAAAAACCATTATCTTTTAAAACAATATTTACTAACTTGTCAAAATTTCTTTGAGAATAAGATTTTTGTAATATCGATGAATCATATATATCGCCTCCAATATCTCGACCAGATACAGTTATTGTGTGTGAATCTGCTGAATATGAAATATCAAGTTGCTCTATAAATCCTGTTATTCTTAAATAATCATCAATATATACTTTTGCTTGTTGCTGTAGTTTTAAATTATTTTGTATTAAGCCTAGATTGCTTTCTTTAACGGTTGTTGAAAATGAAAATGATGAGCAAAAACTTTCTATTGAACTATTGACTGCAACATCAATAAATCCTTCGTATCTAACGCCGTCTACTTCGAGATATATATTATCAGACATTTGTTAATATTTTTATTGTTCCCTGAATCTTTGAGGTATCTCCAAAATTATTTAGAAGTCTAATTGTTTCTTTTTGGTCTAAGGATCCGTAAAGTTTGTAGGTTAAGCAATTTAAACTAATTGGATTAAAAACTTCGTAATTTGCAATATTTGGCAGGCTGATTGCCAATTGAGAAAATATATTTGTTGCCTCAATTTTCATTTGCACTAATGTGTCGTAAAGCCCTTTATCTATATCCCCTAAGGAATTAAAGCCATTTTCGTCTTGCTTTATTGATGTTGAAAACAAAAAAGTAATGATGGAAGAAGGATTCGACGATTTTCCATTCTTATTCCCACGTTGGTCAAAACGCTCTGGCGAAACTTACGGTTATGGCGCTGGTATGGTTGCGCTAGCCGAAGTCAAAGAGCTAAACAAAATCGGCGAGATTATGACTCGCGCTGCCTCGAAGAATATTGACCCACCAGTTCTGGCTCCCGCCGAAGGTCTTATTCTTCCCATGCGCCTTGATCCCGCTGGTATCAATTTTTACAACCCTGATCTTGGCAAGCCTGAATTTTGGCAAAACGGATTTCAACCAAATTATTTTGAAAATGTCATGGAATATAAACGTGGCCTTATCAATAAAATGTATTTTGTGGATTGGATGAATTTGCCCGAAGTTGACCGCATGACGACGGTTGAGGTTATGCAACGTAGCCAAGAAGCACAACGCATTATGTCGCCAATTTTGTCACGGCTTCATTCGGAATTTTTGTCTCCGTTGATTAAGCGCACGCTTATGTTGGCTTTGGATAATGGCTTATTGCCACACCCTCCAGTCGAGCTACAGGGCATGGATGTGTCGATTGAATACACATCGCCTATGTCTATAGCCCAGCGTGCAAACTCGTCACAGGCAGTGTTGCAGGGCTTAACAGTGATGGCTCAATTGGCGCAGTTTGACCCAGCCGTTGCCAAACGTATCAATGCCGATGCTATTGGCAAAGACCAAATGCTAAATACATACGCATGGCCAATTGCTTATATTCGTACTGACGAACAAGTAGAAGAAATGAATCAAGCAGAAGCCGAACAACAAAATGCTATGATGCAAGCACAGCAAGCTGAAACGCTGTCTAAATCGGCTGGAAACGTAGCAGGAGCATATAAGGATTTACAAGGTGTCTAAGAAAAAAGTAACGCAAATTGATTATATTAAACTTTATAAAGAAACATTTGACACGCCCTCTGGAAAACTTGTTCTCATAGATATGTGCAATCGCTTTCACATGATGGGAGCCACGCGCAAAAAAGACGATGTTGATGGCGATATGGAGTTCCGTGAGGGGCAAAGAAATGTTATGCTTTTCATCCTAGAAAAAGTAAACTATGATTTAGAGAAGTTTTTTAAACAACGTGAAGACAGTCAGATAGAGGTGCAATATGACAGATAATACAACGACGACCGATACGACCGAAGCTACAACCACAACGGCGACGGAAACCACACAGGCCACAACTTCCCCCCGCGATCAGTTTATTCAATCGCTTCCAGAGGAATTTCGCGCAGATCCTATCTTTGCCAATTTCGATGATTGGGGCGGTGTGGCCAAATCATACGCCAATGCAGCCAAATTGGTCGGTATGGATAAAAACCAAATATTGGCGATGCCAAAAGAAAACACACCAGAAGCCATGGCTCCTATTTGGGATAAACTTGGTCGCCCAGCAGATACCAAGGGCTATGACATCGAGCAATACAAAGAAGTGCTTCCGCCCGAAGTATTGGGTAAGTATGCCGACATTGCTCATAAGAATGGTGTGTCTAAATCGGCTTTTAACTCAATGATTTCCGAATTTGTCAATGAATCTGTTACTGGCCAAAAACTTATGGCAGAGCAACAAGAGCAACAAGTTGGACAATGGCAAGCAGAAGTTAAAAAAGAATTTGGCGCGGCCTA